GGCTCTGAATCACGAGGCGGTATTCGTACTATAACTTCGTCTACAGAATATAAAGTATCTTCAAGTTTCCCTGGAACTGCACCTGCTGTCTTTTTAATAGGCGGTGGAGGTGGAGGCTCTGGATGGGGAGGCGGTGGTGGTGCTGGTCATTTTAGAAATTTAACCTGTCAAAGTTTAGGAACCTCACCTTTTCCTATCACTATAGCTGGTGGTGGAGCTGGAACAAATTCATTTGGTGGCCCTGGATCTAAAGGTGAAACAACAACTATTGGCACACCTAGTGCAATCACATCAGAAGGTGGTGGTGGCGGTGGCGGTTGGAGTGGAACTGGTGGATCTTCAACTAATGGTTCTGGCGGTGGTGCTGGAATGGGTTGTCATACTCAAACATTTCCTGGCCCTGGAGGTCAATCTAATGGAGGTAATTCACCAACTTCAACACCAAGTACAAACGAATCAGCTGGAGGTGGTGGAGCTTCTGCTAATGGGGGAGATGCCCCAGGAGGTGCTGGTGGAAACGGATCAGCTACAAGTATTACTGGATCAAGTGTAACCTATGGTGGTGGCGGTGGTGGTGCAGCTCACCCTTCTGGTGGTGGTAATGGAGGCTCTGGAGGAGGTGGAAAAGGTGGATGTAGCACTTCTTCAATCCCTGCTGACAAACATGGAGATGATAATAAAGGAGCTGGAGGTGGCGGTGGTGGCGGTTCAGCTGGATCTGGTAATGGAGGTTCAGGTGTAGTAATAATTAATGAAGGGCCTGGCACTGCTGAGACAATAAATTTTAACAGTGGTTCAGGTATTTGGTCTACAAATGATATTTATAATTTATTAAAAGGATAATATATATTAAAAATTTAAGGAGAAAATAAAACATGGCACATTTTGCAGAGTTAGAATCAAAAACAGACCCAACAGGTTTTACATCAGATACACATTTGATCGTAAAAAGAGTTGTAGTTGTAGGTAATGATATTGAAGCTAATGGTGGCACATTAGGAGATAATGACATGCATGTTGACGGAGAAACATGGTGTGTTAATTTTTTTAAAGGAGGAACTTGGAAGCAAACATCTTATAACAATAATTTTAGAAAACAATACGCAGGTATTGGTATGAGATATGATGCATCCAAAAATAAATTTTTAGCACCACAACCATATGCATCTTGGTCACTAGATGGCAGTGATGATTGGCAAGCACCAATTACATATCCATCAGTAACCACTGATGGTGAAAGTCCGCCTGTTTGGTTTTATAATGTTAGATGGAATGAAACAAAATATCAAGCTGATAATAATACAGGTTGGGAAGCAACTAAATCTAACGACACAGCAGAAACACCTACAGTTTACGATTGGAACGGATCGGCTTGGAC